TTGATGTACTCAACGCCCATATTGCACAGAAACTCAGAAAAGCCCGACACAAGCTCATGGTTGTGATCCATGACAAGCTGCTCGCCCTCACTGATCTGACCCACAAGGGTGTGCGCTGCTGAAGTTCGCCCTTCTTCCTCAAGAAGCCCATCAAGGTACTTATTAAGCTGAGTAACGAACCCCTCTGGAATGTCCAACTCCATCAGAAACACTGACGGCAGCGGGTGCATCATGTAAGAGATTTCGCTCATTACTGAACGACAGCTTCGTCTTCTTCTACAGGCTGTACGGCATCAGCAATCGCTTTGATGTACATCTGGAGCAGGGCTTGTCGCTCGTTGATCTGGATCTGCAATGCAGACACTTCACGGCGTAACTCGTTAACCCTAGCTATGTTCGCCTGAGTCTCGACCTCAAGACCATCAAAGTCATATTCTTGTTCGTTGATGGTTACTTTAGCTTCGCTAGACATTTTGCCTCCTTATGCTGAGTAGTCTGTAGCAGATTTAATAGCTGCGGTGACTGTTGACATATCTTCACTGCCCCAATCGTCTAAGTCTTTCATAAACGACAGGTATCCAGAGCTACGCATCACGCGCTCTTTCTTCTCTGCACTGGTCATGTCGTTACAAAACTCGTTTGAGTCATCAAGACAGTTAGTGATTACGCTTACACTGCCCAACATTGCTGAGTAATCCTGCGCGATTTGGTCTGCTTCTCTAGCCATTTCTAACCTCCTTTAAGGGTTTCTATTTCTGCGGAAAGTTCTTGGATTGCTTTTACTAACATTGGTATGAGTGCACCGTCACCTAATCTCTGCCTACCATCTGCGGGATCTTCAGACCACATACCAAAGCCATCTTTCAACTCTGAGTGATTGTCTATGGCGGCTTTGACTTCTTGAGCAATAAAACCGTGATTGGTTTCACCTTGGCTTTCCATAACTAGCTTATTTGATTCTGCTACATACGCTTTATGGTCTGATGGTACGTCTTTTTCTTTCTTCCATTGAAACGTCACAGGGCGCAGATCGTTAATAAACGAAAGCCCCGCTGTAGAGTCAGCGATGTTTTCTTTGTACCGCTCATCAGATGGCGCAGTAATGCTCGTAGCACCAAAAGCAATGTTGCTATCAGTAGCGCCAAAACCAAATGTAAAGTTGTTTGCTGCTTGAGAGGTTACTTGAGAACCAATAACAATTACTTGCGCGGTATCAGCACTTTCTAAGTCAGAGTTAAATCCAATAATTGTGTTGTTACTGCCAGTGGTGGTGCTATCACCTGCAAGTCCCCCGATAAGAGTGTTGTTGATTCCCGTGGAGACTGCTATACCTGCGCTGTGACCTACAGCGGTGTTGTAACTATTAGTTGCCGTAGCAAAGTTTTGAACATTAAGGGCAGCGTAACCAATAGCGGTGCTAAACTTACCTACATCATCTGTGCTTAACGCTCCTGTTCCAACGGCTACGTTTTGATCACCAGTAGTAAGAGCATCGCCTGCCAGACCACCGATAAGGGTGTTGTTAGCTCCCGTGGTGACTGCATTCCCTGCGTTACCACCAACCGCAACATTGAAAGAGTCCGTAGCGGTGGTAAAATTTTGGCTTTCAAGTGCGTTGTTACCGACAGCTACACTATTACTTCCAAGAGTGTCTGAGGTTAAGGCACCATATCCAACCGCAACATTTTGGTCAGCATCAGTAAGAGCGTCACCAGATAAGCCGCCCAACAACACGTTGCGGATTCCCGTGGTGACTGACTGACCTGCTAATGCTCCTACAGCAACGTTGTCATTAGTTGTTGCGGTGGCAGCTACATTACTGGCGTTCAAGGCGTTGATACCTATGGCTACATTCCTGCTCCCCCCCGTTTCTGAGCTAAGTGCTTGGAAGCCCAAAGCTACGTTTTGATAACCAACGGTTACAGCATCTCCAGCTAGACCACCGAGGAGAGTGTTCTCAACTCCCGTGGTGACTGCACCACCTGCGCTATGCCCTACAGCAGTGTTATACATATTTGCGGCGGTAGCAGGGTTTTGATTAAACAAAGCTCCCCAACCTACTCCAACAGAAAAAGAGCCTAATTGATTTTCTGTTAAAGAATAAGTACCGACAGCAACGTTAAAATCTGCGTCAGTGACAGCATCACCAGAATTAGCGCCGATAAATGTGTTTTGGATTCCCGTGGTGACTAACTTACCCGCATCAGAACCGACAGCTACGTTGTAACCATTAGTTGCCGTTGTGTGGTTAAGCTCTTGAAGTGCAGACCTACCAATAGCGACGTTTTCACTGCTCATCGTGTTAGTAGTCATTGCGGCTGTTCCCACAGCTACGTTGTCATTAGATGCTGTTATAGCATCACCAGCAAGTCCTCCGATGAGCGTATTATTTAGTCCCGTGGTGATTGCAAGACCTGCTTGTGATCCGACTGCTACATTGTAAGTATTTGTAGCCGTAGTAAAGTTTTGTGTTGATAAAGCGTGATGCCCAATAGCGACACTATTCTGTCCTAGTGTATCAGCCGTTAAACTTTCAAAACCAAGAGCCGTGTTTGCTGGCCCCGAAGTTAAATTAGCCCCTGAAAGACCACCGATAAGGGTGTTTTGATTGCTCGTGGTGACTGCTATACCTGCGTCTTTACCTATTGCCACGTTATACATATTCGTAGCTGTTGCAGGATTTTGGGTGTAAAGAGCAAAGTCACCAATAGCAACACTATAACTTCCATTGACATTTAGCTCCATTGCTGAATGTCCAATCGCAGTATTTTGTGAGCCAGTATTTAATCGCAGGGCATCTTTACCTACTGCTGTATTAGCACTTGTCGTTGCATTTGCTGATAAAGCTGCATATCCAACCGCTACGTTGTTATCACCTGTCGTTAAAGCCGTACCCGCTTCATCGCCCACGACCACGTTGTAGTTGCCGCCAGAGGCAATGCTGTTACCTGCGTTGACACCTAGCTTTACGTTACTTGTGCCAGCAGTAGGAGTAGTGATTGAGTCCACTGCATCTAAAATAATGCTGCCAGCAGAATCTATTGTCAGACTACCGCTAGACAGATCAATCTCCGTCCCATCAATCGTGATGTTATCTACGACTACGCCAGCGTTGGCAGTGACTACGCCAGCTACAGCTAAGGTAGAAGCCATATCCACAGCACCATCAATGTCCACGACATCAAGGTTAGTGGTGCCATCAACGTCTATGTCGCCTGAGATGTCTAAAGCGGTTCCGATTAAGGTTTGCGTAAAGGTTACTTGACCGTTAGCAGCAATGGTCATGGCATCTACATCTGAAGCAGACCCAATTGTTTTGCCGTCACCAATGATAATGTCATCGGTAAATGTAGCTATTCCTGTAACACCTAGAGTGCCGCCAACCGTGGCTAGTCCACCTATAGCAACATCATCCGTTACGGTCAGATCGTCTTGTACCTTCAAGTCAACAACATTCAAAGACGCAAACGCATCAACCATAGCTGCGCCAGAACCCGCTCCATCTGAGTAGATAGCCTTGGTGTCTCCAGCCGGTATGGTGATATTCGCGCCAGAGCCTTGGCTTATAATGATGTTCTGTGAACCGCTGGTAGCGTTTTCAATAAACCAGAACTTACTTACGGTGTTTGGGCCAATGGTAATTGTGCAAGCAGAGTCTAGAGTCCCAGTATACTTGAGGAACATACTCCTACCGGGATCAGTAGAACCATCAGCAATAGTAGTGGTATGAGTATCCGCATTAGTGGTTATCGCCTCTGTACCAAATGAAAAAGCTTCGCCTATCAATTCGAGGTTAGTATTTGTACTCGTGCCCCAGGTTCCCGCTTCATCGCCAGTGGCAATCTCTTTGAGCCGCAGGTCATTTACATAAGTTGCCATTTTAAGCTACCTCTTCCCAATTTGGTGTTTGGCTGTCATCAACATTTGACCAGCTCGGTGTTTGACTGTCATTAACATTTTGCCAATTTGAATCTTGACCTGGAATAATCGGCCCCCAAACCAGCACGCCCCCCACCAAACCAGTAGCAGACACACCTGTAAGAGTAACATCAGCCGCTGCAGTTGCAGTGACAGTTCCAATCGCTGATGTACTTTCAAATCCTGAAACGCTGATCGTATTGTTTGTAACCAGCGATATGGTTCCAAGCGCAGACGTTGCAGCCACTCCTGTGACAGAAACATTTGCGGCAGCGTCAGTTGTGATAGATCCGACTGACGCCGTTCCAGAAACGCCTGTGACAACGGCTGTTCCCGCCGCATCAACCGTGATTGTACCAATTGCAGACGTTCCGACATTGCCAGTGACCGCCGTGTTAGCCGCTGCAGTAACAGTGACTGAACCGACTGCACTTGTCCCCGCAACGCCTGTGACCGACGTATTGGCCTCTGCGTCAACTGTGACAGCACCAACTGCGCTCGTTCCAGCAACGCCTGTAACCGAGGTGTTAGCTGCAGCATCAATTGTGACTGTGCCAACAGCTGAAGTACCTGCGACACCCGTGACGGTGACTGGGAGCTCAGTATCCCATGCGCCTTCGCCCCAAGTGCCTCTACCCCAGCCATTAATGATTGCCACACGTTAAGTCCTATGCGATGCGAATTATCGCGTTGGATGCGTCAGCTGTAGGGAACTGTATGGTGAAATCACCAGCAGTTGATGTCTTATCACCACCGAAATCCAATGCGCACACTGATGGATCACCAGAAGCAGTGTCATTAAATATAAGGCATCCACGCGCAGTCACTGTTGCATTTGAGAATGTTAAATCTGCAAAGTCTGTGAACGCTGTCGTGCCTGATGTGGTTGGGTCTACACGAGTCAAAGAAGCGCCCTTTGCCGTATAGTTTGTGCCGCTTACCTCATTAGAAGTCGTGTACGCAGTCGTACCCGCACCCAAGCTTGCGCTGCTTGTGTACAAAGCGAGATTAAAGGTGTTACCGCCAGAGTTCTTAAAGTTATGGACTGCTTCCATAAGTTCTTGTTTGAAACTGGTGCATAGAGCCGTCGTGATAGCCATTAGAGCCTCCTAATTATCTCAGCCACATCTTCGTGGCCTTGTCGGTTTAATTCGTTAATAAGCGTCGTTCTGTCGCTCTTAATCGCCTCTCTCATATAGTATGCAATTAGCTTCAATACGGCATCCTTAAATGCAACAGCTTGTTGAGCTATGACAGGATGACACTCTTGGCCAACGCTTACGATTCTGTCAGAAACTGCCTTGGCCCAGAAGTCTACATCGTGACCTTTGAACTCAGTTGTCGCGACAGAAACATCACCTATCTGAGATTTTTGTTCGTTTAAAAACATACCTATGATCGATTGATGTCGTACCTGGCTTCATCTCTTGCACCATAGCCCTCACCCAACTTCTTCAAAGCAGCAACTGCAGCAATGAATCGTTGTTCGTATTGACCAACTTCTTCTGGCACCTTCAAGAATGTAGCTGCTTCTACAAGAGTGCCATACAACAAAGCGTCTGGCGCATTCGTAGATAACCAAGTTGTGCCGCTATCTGACCCTGCAGTTAAGGAATCAGGTCGATACTTATAGTGCAGTTCAAACGTGTAAGTAGAGTCTGGTGTCGGCCCCAGAATAAACGTGGTGTCATCAAACAGGGCGTAGTACTTAGGCGTTCCAGTGGTCGCTGGATTAGGCGTGTAATCTCTGATGAACGACACATGCTTAAAAAGCAAGTAGATGTAGGCGCTGCTAGATATCACAGCCAAACTGTAAGGCGACAAAAAGTCAGTTGGAGTAGAGAGATATGTATTGCTCGCTGCAGCTGTACCTGTGACATTCTTTCTGAACACAGGGAGCTCGACGTTCTTTAAGATGCGTTCTTCTGCTTCTTTAATGAACGTATTTAAATCAGCGACAAATGTTGTCTCTGTAGTTTCACAGTAATCTTGAACTGTGGATTTTAGTGTAGCTAGTGTAAAGCTCATGATATCACCACCGTTACTGTACCTATTTCACCTGTTGCAGCTTCTTGTGAAAATTCTGAACCAATCACATCGTCCGTAACAGACATGACTTTGTTCGCGTCTATTGTTCTTACAACCCCAGCGCCAGCAACAACATTTGGTGATATGTCTGGCCTAGGATGTCTCAACGCTTCAGGATCAGCAAGATGTCGAACAGGTTCTAGTTGAGGGTGTTTAGGCTCAAAACATTCTGAACAAACGCGGAACCCAGTCCACTCTTTCTGCAACTGAGTGTACTTGTATCTAAACCCGCATCGATCACATATTGCTATCGAATGCTTGCCAGATGCATAAGCCATTACGCTCGCCTATAAGAGCGAAGACCAGGGGCTATGTTAAGGGATGCTCGACTTTCATCTTGATCTGCCGCTCTAGCAAATTCTTCTTCATAAAAAGCTTTGAGCATTTGCACACGATCAGGCGCTTTCTTCAAGGCTATGTAGTACGACAAGCCTGCAGCCAAACAAGGATAGAACCTAAATGGCATATCAACGGTATTGGCACTTGCGTCTGCGTCCTCTATACGAACTAAGCGATTTATAATTACTTGGTCAGTTGCGTTCTCTGAAGCAGGCCAAATGTAAAGCCTTGGCGTAATTTGTTTATCTAAAAACCATTGGGTTGGTCGAGCTTGAGTATCTTTGTTTGGAATATTCCAATACTCAGATCTTCCAACTTGGCTCATTTGGATATCATTCGTTTCGCCGTTTTCAGTTCTACGCAAAACAACATCAAGAACATCAATGGTGCTCGAGCTTAAATCTAAAAACTCATCAGCAAGAGACAAGGTGGTTGTAGAGTTTGTAACCGTCCACTGATTCAAGCCTCTGTTTGCCCAATCAGCAAACAAAAGATTCAATGATCTGCGAGCGGTTACAGCATCATAAGAGGTGCGAAGCTCAAGCCCACACCTCTCAAATGCTTCTTCGATGTACTCTGCTACATCTGGCTCAAAGTCTCTACTTCCAGAAGTCGCCATTAGTAACTCTTTAGCACTTCCACAATTACAGTGTAAGTATCAGTGTTACTAGCACCTATGGTTGTAAACTGAACATCTCCCGTCTTGCCATCACCCGCGTTATTGGGGATGCCTGAGAAAGATGAGTAGTCATGGAAACCATTTGAGTCGGGCGAAAGGCCAATGATTAACGTGTCAGCAGTAGCGTCGTTAAGTAACTCGACGCCCATGCCAACGCATTGCCACCAGATCTTTGACACCGCAACTTCAGTGCAAGAGTCGCCACGGCTGTTTTTTGCAAGCGCACTTACATCAATCTTGGTGACAGCAGCTTCTCCACTTCCGTCACTGATGTTAGTGAACTTCAAAACAGCTTTGCGCTCGTCATCCTGTATCGTTTGGGATGTTACTGCATCAGCCATTATCGTCCCCTATTTATGCGATCTGCACATACTCAATGATGAAAGTAAACGATCCTGCTGTTGTAGCATCAACCGTATTGGTGATGTTGCAGAAGATAGTTCTTGCAGTGTCTGTGTATTGAACAGAAGCAGGTGCTGTGGTGCCATCCTGAGTCTGAAGAACCAAAGCAGTAATTGTTACGTTATGTGCAACAACAGTTGTGCCACCATCAAGAATTTCATCAGTCTGAGCAGCTACAATTTGTGCGCCAGAGCTAGAGGTTCCAACTTCATAACCAATGTCACCCGTTCCAATAACAGGAGCGGTATCACAAAAGATCTTGATGTCAGTGATGATTGTGTTTGCAGGTTGCGTAAATTCACCAATAGTGGGGCTGTCGCCTGCAGTGCTGTTAACCGTTACGCCTGAAGCAAACCCAACGTGTTTAACGAACTTGCCAGTGAAGATGCCAGTAGATGCAATATCTACTACATCTGTAATAGCGCCAGAAGTACCGTCTTTAGAAACTACTTTAAAGCCATTCTCTGAACGGACTGGGCCGTTGAATGTCGTATTAGCCATGGTTTTCTCCTGTCTTGGCTAGTGTCAGGCGCTGGATGCACCTGTCAGGGATAGTTGTTTTATACAGCAGAAAAAGAAAAGGGGCAACAAGTGCCCCTTTCTTTCAATGTTTCATGTGAAACATTAAGCGCCTTGCGATGCAAACACAGCGCGTGGGTTACTGAAGCCGAAGCTGTAACGCTCCCTGGCCTTGTAACGCACGTTACCCGTGTTGAAGTCGCCTTCCATAGAAGTCGAAATCGGGCTTCGCTCAAAGTGCTTGAACCCATCAGGGCAATCGGTCAAGACATAGAAGGCATCAGTGTCAGTCAAGAAATGGTTGACTGCGTAGCCTTGAGGCAGCAGACCCATGTTCCTGATTGCATTGATGTCGTTGTCAGCCGTTTCCACTCGTCCGGGGGTTTCCAGCAAACGATCAGCTACAAACTGAAGTTGAGGCGGAACAACAAGCTTGGTTCCTTGCAGAGCCAAGATCATGTTTCGATCATCAACAAAAGTTGAAATGCTGATCAATGCATTTTCCAAAGACGTTTCGTTCAAGTCAGCAAAAGCTGAAGGACGATTAGAGAAAGTGCCACCACCAGCTAGAGGGTGATCGGTAGCAACAAGTGCTTTGCCGTCACCACCAGTGAATGAGCTTGAGAACGCATTGTTCAATACGTTAGCAGCTTTCACTTGCTTGGTGTGTGCCATGCTGCGAGCCAAAGCCTTCGTATAACGCGCGCCAAGGCGGTCATACAAATTATCTTCAACCGCTTCCTCGGTGAGCGCAAAGGCCAGCGCCACTGTCTCGTGCGTATAACGTGCAGTAAAGCCTTCAGACGCAGAGTCGTAACCGACACTTTGTCCTTCAGATTTATCGCGTGCGTTACCAAAGCCTACGATCAGAACTTCTTCTTCAAACGCGCGGTCAGAAGATTCAGTTTCAAAGATCTCAGCATGCTCGTTTTCATAACGAGCGTATTCCATGCCAAATAAAGCGTTGAGTCCTGGCTCAAGCTCTTTGGCTAACTGTGCTCTTGAAATAGCCATTATTTAGCCTCCTATGCTAAGCCAGCGCCTTTGACGCCGAATACGTGGTTTTGGATTACAACAAGCACATTGGTATTTGCTGCGGCTACGTCTGAGTTTTCTGGATCACCAGAAATATCAATCGCTTTAATTGAAAGAGTGGTGGCCGTTCCGCCATCAGCAACTTTCAATTCTGCACCTGAAATACCAGTAACCGTGCTACCTGCGCTGGTGTATACGATATCGAAGTTGCCGAAGAGATCAGCAATCGGGAACGCAGCATCAGCTTGTATTTCAAATACAACCATCGGGTCATCAATGATGAATGCGATGATATCTGAAGCATTAGTGCTTGCAGGGTAGAAGTTGCTGAACACTTGCTCACTTGTAGTGGGATCGGTGTACATGCAACCGTTGAATACACCAACGATAGGCACAGTGCCTGCGTCAGCGTGTACTTCTACCGTACCACCTGTAACTTGGGCAACCATATCTCCTTGAAAGATAGAAGTGCCATAGCTGGCGGCGATTCGGTATCGGCTTTGTCCGCCAGTATAGGGGGCACCGCCCACCATACGAACTGGACGCATACCAAAAGCGGCATCTTGGTTTGCCATTTTTGAATCTCCTAGTTAAACACAATCAAAATGAGGCTACGATTTGTTGCCTCGGCCAAAAGATACCTGCGTCTTTCTTTCTTTTGAAATTGGCATTGCAGGGTGTTCATCACGCATCAGGTCATTATCAACAGCATTCATCTGTTGATCAGTCTGTCGCGCGAAATAAGCATTTCGCTCTTCCACTGTCTCTTCTGGAATCTTAGTTAGCATCAAACCACCGACACCGACTGTCCCTGCATGGTTACCTTCATCGATAACTGGCAGTTCATAGCCTTGAACTTCGCTTGGATGTACAGGTTCGTACCCCTCACGAAAGCGCATGTGCACGTTAGTTTTATCTGCTTCACCGCGTATGTGGGTTCTCACCCAACGATACTGCATTCCATCGGGAGCATCTGGAGTTTCCAATACTTGAGGCGGCGTCCATGGTTTTCTTGCAGTCTTTGAAGACCGTGAAGAAGCACCCCGTGGGGTTCTATTTGAACCTGCTGTTGTATTTTCTTCATTCATGATCGTTCTAGCCTCATCTTCTGTTTTGCGTACTCTTTAAACGGAACCCCTAATTTCCTAGCAAGCTGCTGTTCAGTAGGGCTAAGTTTAACTTGACGATTATTTTGATTGCGTCCACTTCCTGCTATGCGCGTATTGGAGACAACTTTTTGGACGGTTGTTGTATTGCCTCCTGCGGGAAACTTATGAGGAAGTTCTTCCCTCATACGTCTATCTATCTGAGAGTAGTATTCATCAGACTCTAAGTCAATTCCACTACCCTGCAATTCATTATGTATGGCAAATGCTACATTTGTCATCACAGAATCTGATCCAAACCATTCGTTACTCGTAGCCCACTCCTGTGCTCGCACAGACGGCTCTTCGTAGACGGGTTGATTTTGTTGTCCGTAAACAGGGTTAGTAAGACCTTGTTCACGCTGAAGTTCTTCAAAGCTTTGCTCTTGGCTTGCTTGTTGATTCTGCCCTTCAAGCCATGCGTCGTATTGCACTTTGTATTCCGACAAATCTTGCCGATACTTTGCAAGCGCATTTCGATCAGCCTCTGCTCGAGCAAGCATCTGCTGTGCATCAGCCATGGCTTCTGGATCACCTGATTCATACGCAGTTTTTAAGTTACGCTTTGCAGCCGTAGCTTGCGTATCAACACGATTTTCCATCTCTTGGCTGTAGTTTTCTTGAATCCGTAGATTCTGTTCAGCACTAGAGGTTTGCGTGGTTTTGAGTTGAGAAGCTAAAGCATCATTCTGCTCTTTGATCTCTTTGGCGTATTGCAACGCCTGTAACTCACGACGCTGATACTCTTTAGCTTGCTTTACAGCTTGGTTGATTCTGTTCTGGGCAGTTCTTGCTTTTACCTCAACTTCAGAGAGTTCTTCTTCTGTGTTGGGTTCTGCAGTTTCAAAGTCTTCTTGGACGGCATCATCTGTAACAGGCGCAAGATCATCAGCTTCCTCTTCAGAAAACTCAATGATTGCATCTTCTTCTTGGACTTCGTCTTCAACTCTGCGGCCTGGTGGCAGCGCAGCCCGATTTATATCTTCGTCGCTATCTAGCTTAGATAACGCTTCGCTCAATGTTTCTTCGCTCATGTTTCACCTATGCAGACTTGATGTCATCTGGATTAAGAATTGTGCCAATCACTTCATCGTCATTGATGATGCGAACCTCATGATCGTCTTCCAGGGAGAAGCGAGCGCCTGCATATCTACCGATAAGCACCCAATCGCCTTCCTTGCACCATGGCTCTCCACCAAACTTATCGTAATCTTGATAAGCCAATGGGCCGACTTTCATGACATAACACACAGATGTAGCCAAGTTCTCCTTGCTCACAGTGGACTCAAGAAGTTGTATGCCGCCATCTGTCACGCCTTTGCCTTTGTATGGAAGAACTAAAAGTCTCCATCCAGAAGGGTCTGGCATTCTTTCAACCAAAGATTTGTCTAACACGGTGGGGTCTAAGACTTTTTCTGTCTCGCTCACATATGCGTCCGTTACGGACGGTTTTGCTGCGATGGAATCTACTGCTAGATCACTCATCGAGAGGGTCTCCTTCAATCTGCAACGCTTCTTTTATTTCGTCACGCAGGGTGCGAAGCATTGATAACTCACCCATTGCGAATCTGTAATCCTCCATCGTCTTGAGGTTGCCTGACGTTGTGTAGTCCACAATGCCCTGCTCATATTGTTCAAACTTCTTCATCATGTAAGAAGCGAGAGCTATTGAATCCATTTATGTAATTGGGTTCCTCGGCATTGGTGGTGCTGACATAATAGGCATTGGCTCTCCTGTACCCGGATTAACAATCGCGCCACTAGCAAATTGCGGTGGTTGAGGCGCTGCTAATCCTGCGTAAGGCATCAAAGGTGCAATCGGCATAGGAGCTCCATACCCACCAAACTGCGTTTGCGGTATCGCAGATGTAGGCGTCTTAAACATTGGATAGCCGCCTTGTTGTATGTTTGAACCTGCTTGCATCATTTTCTGTGTATACGCATCACGCACAGATGGGTCATATGACTGCCCTAGTACGTTTGTAGGAATGTATGTTTCTCTAAACCCTTGCATTGGATCCATGTTCACAAACTGTGGAGGTGGCTCAGGAGTAGGCTCTGGAGTAGGCTCTGGCAAAGGAATAGGATCTTCATCTCTTGGCGGAGGATCTTGCCCAGGCATAGGTATAAAAACGCCACCTTCATCTACAGGCTGCTGTGCAACTGGAGCTTGCTGTCTATCTTGGACTATCTGATCTACAACAGTCTCAGGCACTCCCTTGTTGTACCTGAGACCCGGCTCCCCAAAAATGCCTTCTTTATCGGTAAAGAAATCATCGTCTGGATCCATCTTGCCTTCGTTGATAAGGCTTCGGATTTGATCTGCATTTAAATTGCCACCAATCTTCTTTGCATTCGCAATAGCAAGAACATCTGCAACTGGTGAGCCTGCAGCTTTATTAGCATCCAATACAGCTTGTGGAGTTGGCGTTCGTGTAACTGCTGGTGTAGGTGCAGTAATGGCTTCTGTAGACGCTGGATCAACAGGCTCCGCGACATCTATTATTGGGCTTGGATTTTCAAAAATGGTTGGCCCACCGCTTGTAGGCGTATATTTGTTTTCGTATCTTTTAAGAAACTTTTCATCCATAGATTTTGATGCAGGCACAACAGGCTCTGCCTTTGGTGGTGGAGGCTCGGCAACTTTTGCGGTTGGAGGTGTGTACCTGCCGCCAGTTGCCTTCGTCACAGCTTCTGCAATCTCAGATTGTGTAGGCGTTTTGAAGTCTGGAGATAGAACTTTGTTCTTTAAATCCTTCAGCACAGCATTGAGCTTTACCTGATCAATCTCAGGAAGGTCGGCTAAATTAGATGATGAAGCTGGTTGTTTAGGCGCTTCTTCTGTAATACGAATTTTTGGCGTAGGCGGGGGTGGCTCTGCGCCAGGGCCACGGGTTAGAGCACCTCTAGTTGGCGGTGCTTCTGCAGCAACAGCAGGGGTCTTTGGCAAATCCACAGTAGGCAAAGGAAGATCAGGTTCGCCACGGCCTTTTGTAGCTAAAAGTTTTGCAATATTTGGCTTTGCTTTTGCAACAGGTGCAGGCCTTGGTAGAGGTGGTGGAGTAGGCTTTGGAGCAGCCTTGGGCTGCTTAAACCCTTTAATCTCTTTGTTTAACTCATCCGCGCTGTAAGACTTCTTCGCGCCAAACGCATCAAGCGTGTACTTACCCGTTTTAGGATCAAAGGTAACCTTGCCGTCACCAGACTTTCCTAACGGAGTTTTGTTAAAAGCATCTACAAGCTTAGAATCATCTTTAAACTTGGGTTCTTTTGACTTTGTAATCTCTTTCTTGAGTTCATCTGCGGTGTACGACTTTTTCGCACCAAACGCATCTAAGACATACTTGCCTGTTTGGTCATCAAAAGTGACTTTACCGTCGCCATCTTTAGCAAGAGGCGTTGATTTGAAAGAGTCTAGAATCCTAGAATCTCTTTTGAACTTCGGCTTTGGCTTGGCCGCAAGAGCGGCGGCTTTCTTCTTGGCTTCAGCTGCACCAGCTATGTTGCGATCAGCTTGTTCTTTCTTCAGCTTACCGCGCTTTTCTTCAGCAGCAGCACCCTTGTCGGTAGGATAAAGCTTTTGTAGCTGTCGCTGACCAGCTTCGCCGCCCAAAGCAGATTCGTACTTACCCGTCTTCGGATTAAGTATTTGCTTCTGACGGCCACCACTGCGCTGCCATCTCTGCAACGCCATCTTGCCCCGAATGCCACGAGAACGCGGCTTGGGTATTTTAATAGTGCGATACTTAGGTTCAGCCATTTAAACGCCCTAGAAAATGCCAGAGAACTTCTTGCCGCGCAGAGCCGCACCAAACCCACGCATCTGTCCTGCACCATAAGGTGCCGACTTTGTGGGGGTAGCAACAGACTCAGCCTTTGCGTACTTAACGGTGCCCTGCTCTTTGATGCTTACCTGGCTATCAGTGACCTTGGGCTGTGGAAAACTTGTTTGACGCTTGATCATTACTTCTTACCTTTTGGTGCTGGTGTCTTTTTAGCAGGTGCTTTCTTGGGTGCAGGCTTCTTTGCTGCAGCTTTCTTAGGTGCAGGCTTCTTAGGCGCTTCACCACCTTCCCAAGCTTCATTAACTTCTGGAGTAGAAGGATCGTCCGCTACAAAGTGACCATCTTCATCTCGTGCGCGCGCAGGCTCTTCAACAACAGGACTAGGCGCTGCTTCTACAGCAACACCCAATCGCTTAGCTTCTTCAGCTTTGTTTTGAGCCTTTTGAGTTGCGGCTACCTTGTCTCGTACTGAACTACTCATAATAAATCCCCTTTAATTTCCGAAGAAATTCTTAGCTACATTCTCGGCTGTCTTCGCCATTTGAGCAGAACGCTGAACATTGATGCGCTCTCTGGCGATTTTGTCTTTCATCTCAGCAGTGTCAGCCTGAAGTTCCATGCGATCTTCGGTTAATTCTTTATTATTATCAACACGCTCTTGCTCAATATCTATACGCTGTTGTGCTTCACGCGCCTTTCTATCCATGTCTTCTTGTTTGATATCAAGCTCACGACCACGCAATCCAACCAATGGATCATCAGGCGTCTGTGGTGATAACGCAGGGCCAAGATCTGCAACAAGCTGAGCAGTAATCGTCGCAACTTTATCTTCCATAATCGGCATCATCTGCTGCTGCATAGCCTGTAACTGCTGTTGCATCATAGGATTCATCTGAGCCTGCTGTTGCATCATCTGCATCTGCTGGTTCATCTGCATGATCTGTGGGTCTTGTTGCGCCATCTCACGCGCCTTGAAGTCAATGTGCTGATAGATGTGCGACTGAATCATCGCGGCGATCTGCATCTGACCCTGTGGCACGTTCTGAACAATCGGTGACTGCAACAAAGAAACATGCGCAGCGATATGGGCATCATGATCTTGATCTGCAAACGCTTGTGCGGGTTGGCCTTGCAGGAACCCAGCGTTCTCCATACCGGGCGACATAGGCTGTGGCTGCGGTGGTGGAGGCAATAACTGCTCAATCTGCTGTACACCCATCGCTTCATACATACGCCGATATGCGTTGTATATGCCTTGCGGCCCATGGATCTGTGGGTTCGACTGAACCATCTGCATCATCTCTTGAGCCAGCATCACACGCTGACTCATAGAGAATATATTCGGATCAGATACAGGAATGATGTCGATACGATCATCAAAGTCAGTAGCCATCAACTGCTGCTGACCATTTGCAATCATGTAGGGATATGTCTTGAGCGGTGACTCTTTCACCACACGCGCAAGCAGATTGAACTCAACACGCTGGCTGTAATGTAACCGCTTGTGTATCGCGCTCATCACACGACTGCCACGCTCCAATAGCGCAATAGTCGTGCCTACAGGTGCTTCTTGATTACCATCGCCAACCTGCATATCTGCAATCGACGCAAACCGCTTGCCTGCATCAACCAACATGCCCAGCAACTGCAGAAGCGTGCCACTTGGCTCTTTAAACGGCAAAGGCAATAACGCATCACGAAGTGACCCACCCGGCGCATCCATGTCCCTGAACTCACCAGGCTGCAACGGCGTATCGTTATCACGAATCCTGATGCCACGAGCCTTAAATCCTGCAGGTAGATTCGCAAGCGTACCTGCATCAATCAACTGACGCAGGATAGAAGTCGATGCCTGAGATAACCCACCAATCATGTGGGTCAATCCAAAGCCATAAAAGCCAACGCCCGGTAAAAACTTGTAATGAACAAAGTAATCAATGCGCTTACGCATTGGGTCATTCTCAAGATAGTTCCTGCGAATCGATAGAACAGTACTCTGAGTGGGTGATAAAGTAACAATGTAAGGCAGCTTGATGCCTGTCTCTTCACCTTCTGCATCAAGATCTTCATACCCTGGGATATCAAGATCAACGTGCATCTCAAACAACTCGCAGTCATCGTTTGAACTGCCTGATGGCTTAACACCCTGCAGCTCATCGATCTCTTCTTCGATCTCATCCGTATCAACGTAGTCCGTTGAATCCTTCATCTTGGTCTTACGATAAAAACCAGACTGCTGAAGCTTGCGCACATCATTCATCGACATATCAATCGAATGTGTGATACGCGGCGCATTGTCCAAACTGGTCGTGCCATAAGGCACAATCAACTTCTCAGACGGGATAAAACGAGATACAGGCCGACCTACAGCAGGGTCAAAGTGCACCTTGCGAAACGCACTGCCTGACAACGGGAGATAAAACAACAACTGATCCGTTTCAGGATCATATTCCTTCATCTCCTGCGTGATCATGAAGTTCATGTACTCCTGAACACGCGCAGCCTGCAAATCAGTCTCTGGCGTACCAAAGCCCAATGTCTGCGTCTTTACAGGCCCACCAGATGGCAACATCTCTTTGTATGCTTGAGCCTGAAACTGCGTGACCGATTCCGCGAGGAGAGGATGAACAACGCCAGAAGCACCATCAAATGGCTCTGTGCGATCTTCAAACTTCATCCCAAGGAACTCTAGCCCTTCCTTATACTGGTCTTCCCACTCTTTGCGAGAAGACTTGTCATCCTTAATATCACCCATGCAGTCGCTGTAGATACGACCTAAATCCTGCGAATCCATCTCTTCCGCAAGGTTGGCATCGAACGCAACAGGCTCATCCATGTCGCCCATCTCATCCATGCCAAATACCATGGTTCCATCATCAAGGATGGCTTCATCACCATCCTCAATCTCATCGAACATAGCACTCTCTTCAGGAGCGATACTGACAACAACCTCTTTAGAGTTGTCCTCAATGCCCAACTCATCTACATCAATATCGTCTACGCCGCGTTCAATTGCCATATTGTTTCACCTACAGCCTACTCTCGGTCTGATTCTCGGTCTGAATACAAATTATCAAAGATCTGTCGTGTATCCAGAACATAATCTAAATCAGACTTACTGTAATGTATGTGTTGAGAAGGCCTGAAATCTGGTGCACCCTCGCCTGTCTCAAACCACGCAGGATGAGTAACCCTCACCCTGTTGTTGGGCAAGGCTACAATATTTCCTGTCCACTCACCAGCATCTAACAACTCCATCACATGACTCTGTTTGTGCTGCGCAGGATCATCCGCAATCTCATTCTCCGCATAATCCACAGTGAACAGATACTTTGCTGGGTACATGTCGCCATCAATCTTCGCAAGCCACGGACATGGCGTTGCACGATCTAAAACATATACAGCATGGTTGTGGCTAGAACAGTCCCAAGGCTGGGCATGATGTACCGCCATAGGATCTGGCCATTCGTCCAGGGGGGTATCCGCAACAAGGGCGGTGATTGGCATACGCGCCCACATGGCCCCGCCGTGGACGTTTGGTTCTTCCTCATCTTCATCCGATTCACAGCCCGTAAAGATCACCTGAAAACTCAAGCACCTCGTGGGCATGGTAGTGACGGCGATAACCATGGCGTGTAAAAACTCTCCATGGTATCGCTCGTGATTGACAGTATATTCCCTTCTCACCCACGCTTTGAAATGCGGGATATTGCTTTGTAGATAGGGCAAAACTTTTCCTTATTTTAGTGCTTTTCCATAACCTCTTGTTGCAACACCTACCCCGCGAGGCTTTGTTTTGTTGCGAGAACGTGTGGTCTTACCTGCAATCGTTTTGGCTGCAGAAGCAAGACCGCCGTTGGCTTTTTTAATAGGGGTAACTCTTCTGCCGGTTTTTGTGTTGTAGGTTACACCTCCAACCTGAAAAGTTTTTTCTCCTTTAAGCTCCGCTTCATCTCTGGCTTTCCGAACCTTGTCACCTAGCTTTATCCTAGGCTCAGACATTTTGTTCAACCCCTGCCCCATAAATACCCCACCAGGGATGGCGACAGCTGCTACAGCCCCAACTTCTTTTGCTTTTTGTTTATTTTTTTTATCTCTCTGTCGTTGTCGAAATGATGGTTCCTTGATTGCAGATCTCATGTCTCTGCGAGAAGAAGGCTCAGCAGTGTCTTGTGTCTTCTTTGCTCGTGCCTTCTGCGCTGCAGTCATCAGCTTTTGACGCGCTTCAGTAATACCCTTCAGTAATTTTGTCTTACTCATTATTTCAACGCCTTTCCGTAACCGCGCATTGCAACACCTACACCGCGTGGCTTGCGTGATGCGCCGCCCCTTTTGCCACCCTTGGATGCCATCTTGGATCGTACAGCGCCACCCATAGCGTAACCCTTCTTCTTCATGGCTCCGCCCTTGGCCATACCCTTGGACTTCATCATCCCGCCGTTCTTCTTCTTGGCGAGATCCTTGGCACCCTTACCATCAGCAGCAAATGCAGGAACCTTGCGACCATTGATCATAGTCATCGCAAGACCGCCAGCCTTCATGCCACCGCGTGCACCGCCTTTGGAAGCCATCTTGGACTTCATCATGCCGCCGCCTGCTTTCTTGACAGGCTTCTTCTTGGCAACCTCTGCACGAAGTTCATTTAATTCATCACGCTTAGTAAACGCACGGGTAAGCCTGTTATCAAGCAAACCTTTCTCACCTTTGCCCTTACCGCCCATCTTGCCATCAGCGCCAAACAAGAACTTGCGAACACCCCCAACCTTCTTCTTGGCTGCAGGCTTCTTGGCGGAAGCAGTACGCTTGGCTTTCTCTGTATCTAATTCAGTGGTGTACTTCTTGCCGTTCCAAGTAAACGTCTTGGCACCCTTGTTTCGGTTATGACGGAATGCCTCCTTGAACGGAACACCACCCTTGCTTACGCCGACGTTGTATTTCTTCTTAGCGGTAGTGGTTGGTTTTTCTGCAGGGGTGTCTTTTTTCTTCTCTTTATCTCCCCCAAACAAGCTCATAGCGCCGACGCCACCTGCACCAGCTGCAATGCGCCTAGCACCAGACCTACGAACTCCTTTCATTTCAGCAGGAGATGGAGTCCTAGCTACTTGACTGGGGTTTCTTACAGCAACTTCTTTTGAACCTGAAGAGGGGGTGCCTTTTGGAGAAACTTGCTTTTGACGAATCACGCTTCCTTTACGTTCAAAGCCTTTAGGTACTTTGCCCGTGCGTTCAAATATTTTTTTTGCTTGATTAACTGTGTAGTCAATAACTTCCCTGGCTAGTTCTTTTTTTGCACTCATCGGAAATCTCCTTTTGCCCTCTGATGTTGAATCAGAATAAGGGCTTAATAATACGCGCGCTTCGCTCGGTACACTTCCTCTTCCTCCTCGTCAGAATAAAGATTAATGAAGTTACCTTGCCTGAATCTTAATATCGCCTGCGTCGTAGTGTCTACATAATCATCGTTCGGCGCAAACGGAAATGCAGCACACTCCTCAATCACCTCATCCGCAAACACATGATCAGGTGCCCACACCATCCCAGCCTCAAATACAGGACTCACAGCATGAACACGAGTC